GACATTTAAGTTATCCAAAAAAGTAGTTAATAAGGCCTGAAAATAGGACGATACCGATTACACCATTCAATAGAATCAATGCTCGGTCTCTCCACATGTAGGATACAACAAACCATCCACATGCGCCAATCCATGACAATAACATGTCAATCCAAATCAATTCAGGTACGCCTGATGCCCGTACTGAAATGGCTCCTAATATAATTATGCTTGATGCCCATTTAATATACCAGTCAATGGTATTTTTGGGTGTTACTGATTCAAATACTTGATCGTGTGCTTCAGCAATCTCATGTAATTCATCAGTCGTTAGATTGCTGATCTCTTCTTCGCTTAGCGACTTTCTTTCTGTGTCTGTATCGCTCATTATCTTCTCTTACTCTTGTATAATCTTCTAAACCTTCTTTGTATTTCTTTTCGAACTGTATATAGTCATCTTTTACTATATCGAGTTCTTCTTCTTCTTTTGTCTTGTAGCTCCACTCATCTGTATGACCTACACTCCATTTTGGTTCAGTCTCTACATGATAGTTTTGTGTACATACTTTAAAATCTGGTGTTAGCGGCTCATCTATCGTCAAACTCGAGTCTCGCCAAATAATTCGATTGTTTGGTTGAGCGGCAAACTGACCATTCTGTAATTGAATAATGTTAAATGACTTGTGCTCAGGATCAAACTCACTAAAGTTCTCATTAAGTATGTTATTATCTGCATGACAATTATCTATTGTAAACAAATACTCGCCTTCATAAAACTGTTTATCTTTGCCGAAAAACTTACAACTCGATAGAAGTGGTTTCTGGATAACAGTTATATGATAGTCAAAGCAGTCCCATAACTGCAAAGTATCGAGTGGTAGATCGTAATCAAGATCTGTCTTCCATACAAATGCAGAGATAGGTAGCTTATCGAACAATGCGCCATAATCTGTAAGCAGTGTTTCGAAGTAAAGTGCTTTACCTGTTACCGATTTGACTGATGTCCAGACACCGGGTGTAAACTCGCCATGGCCGTATTCGAGATCATAGAGATACTCTTTACGAACCATGACTGGGATTGGTGGTAAGTTATGTACTAGAAATGCCATTATTCGTCGTCTTTACAGAGGAGTTGAGACCCGCGATCTGTCCATATAAAGGGCAGCAGACCATGCACAAAAAGAATAAATGCTACTGACCAAGCGAAACGCATATGTTGAAAATATGTAACGTTATTTTCTTCTAAGTGTTTCATATCTTACATGCGTCACAGTCATCAGGATTTTTCCAGTCACATGCTGCACCTTCTTCAACTTCTTCTACGGGTGGATCGCGCTCGTCTGTGATTTCGCCAGCTCCATCATAAGTGTTGTTATAATAGAGTTGCTTGCCACCATACTTGTAGAACATCAACATATGTTGCATCATTAGCGACAGCGGAATCTTCTCTTCATCATAATGTAAAGGATTGTAACTTGTATTGACAGAAATACCTTGATCGATAAATTTCTGTAATACTGCCATAATCTTGAGATAACCTTCAGGTGATTTTTGATCCCAAAGTAAATCATACTTATTCTTAAGTCGACCAATCTGAGGTACGACCTGCTTCAGCACACCGTCTTTTGATTGCTTCACAGAGATCAGCGAGCGAGGTGGTTCAATACCGTTCGTACTGTTACTAATCTGTGCTGACGTCTCAGCAGGCATCAATGCCATGAGTGTGGAGTTACGGATACCAACCTCTTTTAGCAGACTACGTAAGTCTTTCCAATTCATCTTATAATCTGGCTTTGCCAACTCGTCAACTGTATTCTTATAAGTGTCAATAGGCAATATACCGTCATGATACTTCGTCTCGTCAGACTTCAAACACGCACCCTTCTCAGCAGCAAGTACAGCAGATGCTTGAATCAAATAGTATGACCATGCTTCCGCATATTCATGTACCAACTCGAGATTTGGATCTTGGTAGTTCGTATCGTTCTTTGCCAACCAATGGGCAAAGTTAATAATACCTACACCAAGTGGGCGTCTATTCATGGAGCCCACAAAAGCTGCCTTGACTGGATAATCTTGATAATCGAGCAACGCATCGAGTGCACGTACAGCCAATTCACAAGGCAATGCAAAGTCAGATGGTTTCTTTACATTGCCCCAATTGATAGCTGCCAGAGTACATAGGCTGATCTCGCCGTTTTCATCGTGTAGATCATTAAGTGGTGTAGTTGGCAGATTGATTTCGCAACAGAGATTCGACTGACGGATTGGTGCAAGCTCTTTCTTAAATGCACCATGGTCATTAGCGTTATCAACATTCATCAAGTAGATACGACCAGTATCCTTTCGTTCTTGCATAAACGCAGCGAAGAGGTCGCGAGCAGGAACAGTCTTCTTCATAATAGAAGTCTTACGCTCGTATTTCTCGTAGAGATCGCGGAACTTGTCAATATCAGTAAAGAATGCTTCGTACATATCCTTGCATTCATGAGGCGAGAATAAGGTGATGTCTTGTCCTTTCACCAATCGTTCGTACATCACTTGATTAAACTGTACACCGTAATCCATGTTGCGGACACGATTCTCTTCAGTACCTTTGTTATTCTTGAGTACGAGTAGATCTTCTACTTCGAGGTGCCAGATGGGGTAATATATAGTTGCCGCCCCACCACGGACGCCGCCTTGAGAACAAGATTTAACAGCAGACTGGAAATACTTAAGAAAAGGTATGATGCCAGTATGAGAAGTATCACCGTTACGAACAGCGGAACCGAGAGCGCGTATACGGCCAGCTCCAACACCGATACCGGCTTTTTGTGAAACATATTTAACGATCGAGGATGCTGTTGCATTGATAGAATCCAATGAGTCATCAGTCTCGATAAGTACGCAAGACGAGAACTGTCGTTGAGGCGTTCGTACTCCCGCCATAATTGGTGTAGGCAGACTAATATCAAAATTACTGAGTGCGTTGTATAGCTTTACAACCCAGTCCATTCGATTCTTTTCATAATCTGCAAACAATGTCATAGCAATACACATCATTGCCATTTGAGGTGTTTCAAAGATTTCACCTGTTACACGATCTTTGACGAGATACTTACCACGCATTTGTTCCATAGCAGCATACGTCAGTGCAAAATCTCGAGTGTGGTCAATCTTAGTATCGAGAAACATAATATCTTCTCGACTGTATTTGTTCATGAGCACACCATCATAACGACCAAACGAAATGTTCTCAATGATATGTTCTACCAATGTAGGCGGATCAAATTTACCATAGACTTCTTTACGCAGCCCATAATTGATCAGACGACCTGCTACATATTGATAGTTCGGTGTATCTTCAGTAATCAGATCTGCGGCTGCTTTGATCAACATCTCCTGTACATCGACAGTTTTAATGTTGTTATAGAACTGAATATGTGTTTTGATTTCAAGCTCGGATGCAGATACTCCGTTTAGTCCATCACACGCATAGGCCGCTACGCGATGAAACTTTTCGAGATCTAGTACTTCTTTTTCACCATCTCTCTTCGTAACTTGAATGTTCTGAATCATTAGATAACTCCGCGTTCATGCAGTTTTTGACGATTGGCAAGATGTGCCTCCTTGATCGCTTCCTTACTTAAACCAAAATAAGGAACTGCATGACCTTCGCGGATCATAATGTCTCCTAAAAACATGGTACTGTCAGTCTCGCCATCATATACTTCGAACTTCCCCAAAATTCGACCGAATTTACCCTTTGCATCGTCACCAGCTTTTTCGGTAACGAGTATTTGTTTAGATCCTACTGGCAAACGTCCTTCTACAAACTTCTTTGCCAATAAACCAAATTGCTTTTCTACTTTATCTCGAGTACGAGATTCTGGTGTGTCAATACCATGAATACGAACTCTTTCTTTGTGTTGCCAAATCCCGAAACCGAGATCGATGTCTACATCCACAGTGTCGCCATCGACCACCCTGCGAATTACGCAATTGTATCTAAACATTATTCTGCCTTATTATCTGTTTCGACTACGATATCGTCATATCCCATGATAATACCATATTCTGTTTTAAGTACTTGTAGGATTTTATCTATGCCATTGCTGGCACCTTCTAAAAATCCTGCGTGATATGCTTGTGCTTTGCCAATAATTTGACCCACTTGATAAGAGATAAACATCAATGCAACAGTAATAAAAACTACAGGATCAATCTCCATCTTTAAATGCGCCCCATTTTTGAACGTAATTTTCTGCTAAATCTTCTGCATAGTGTACATTGTGTTTTTCTAACAGCTCGGTACGCGTAAGAATCCAGCGGCCGTAACCCCACGCTTTTGTTTCTTTCTCGTACATATGTACTCCATAATGATACTTATCTTTGAATACTTCAGCCTTACGAGCATTGTCTTCATTGATAAATGTCGATATCAATAAATGATTCATATTCTTTTCCATGCGGTGTAATGTATCTTTGCTTCAAGACCAGAAGATATATTATCTCTTAAAACTTCGTTGATGTACATAGTCTCGGACGATAAAATCATATCATTAACATCTTTCGATTTTATTGACTCCGGGAATATGACCACCTTATATCCTTTATCTATTGTCTTCTCAATCTTAGCGCAAGTTTCTTTTGATCGCGGTTCATTATCGTAAACAAAAACGCTATTTTCATTCACTAAATCCCAATCAATAGAACCGCCTGCCATTGCAATAGAGTTATCTACAAACATCGAGTCGATAGGACCTTCGAGAATGTAGTGTGTTTTAGATCGATCACAGGTATCTAAGCCGAAGACTTTCGACTTCTTCGTGTCGATCATTATTGTTATATACCGTATGCCATCTTTACGAAACGATCGTCCTTGAAATCCGAAGAGGTTCTTGTCCTCATCGAGAAACGGTATAATGAGACGTGGTTCATCGTTATCTAATGTATCAAACTTTCCTGGTATCACGCTGTTAACGAATTGCTTGAACCGCGGAGCATAGAACAGCTTAGCATGATATGGTGTAGGAATTTGTCTCTTGTTTATATATGCCTTGGCGGGATGATCGTGAGATAATTGTGAGATTTTTTTGAGATTTTTTAGCTCGCTAGACTTAACGAACTTGGGAGGTTTCATCTTTACAGCCAGTACTTCGGCCTCAGAGACTTTCCTTTCAATAGGACTAACGCTCTCTGATATTTTTTCGCGGATAAATTCCTGATAGATTATTGGGTCAACGAATTCAAGTAGCTTATCGATGCCCAAAGTGATACTACAATTATGACAATGGTACAAATATCCGCCATCGTCCTTCGGAAATATCCAAACACGTGCTTT